TGAATTATCTGTATCACTTTGAATCACCAAGCCAGAATTTATCCACATCTCATTAGTCACAAGGTTCGCAAAGTCACCGGTGTGGCACTGAAAACATCTTGTTTTAATGATATTGTAAGACTTAACGAATTTGACATAACTCTCATAGGCGGGATCATAGAACGGTGGTCGCAGAATCGCCGCCGGCAGCAGAAACCGGTTCTCATCTGGATAATAGTAGGCGTTGTATACTTCTGTTTCTTTACATATGAAGAATGTACCATTGCGGTTTGGAAGAGAGTATTGTTTTTAACAGTAAATTCTGTTCTATGATTAGACAGAATTAACTGAATGTCTTTTTTTGAAAACAGTCTGTTGTTTGTATTATAGGGGTTGTACAACATCATTATTTAGTACCTTTATGCTTTCTGCGTCGCGTGGTCCGTTTTCTACGACCACCGGTCGCAACCGGAACATCGGGTACAAACTTGCCCTTTGCAAGATGCGGTTCAACATCGGTGGCAATCTTTCTAAAGTTCTCAGATAGTATATGATATTTCAGAGGATTGCTGGTTTTTAGCTCATCAAGAACTTTAACTAATCCGGCCGAAGTTTCATTACTAAACTCTGCAATAAGAATGTCAACCTTATCAGATTGTTTACGTAAAAAAGCATATAGCTTATCCATAGCTACTTCGGCTACTGCACTTAATGCCATTATTATATCAACTGTTTTTACTCCCCAACCGTTCGAGTGATGGCAAACTCATCTGCAAGCAAAGATACCTTTTTAGTTGAAAGAATGTAATTGAAACAGTCAGTAGAATTTGAATTTGTGGTTGAATCAAAGTACGCTTCTAGAAGAGTCTTCAGTTCCTTCTGTGAGATAGACCAAGGCTTGTTCCAAGTTTGAGGACGCTGAATCTTGATTATCGACCCATCGTCTTCAATCTTTAGCTTGTTATACTCCTTGAATGCATCCTGCTTCAGGATGTCAATCATTAGAAGTTCTACACCTTTACGAGCATCACGTAGTTCATAAACACGAGTGTTTAGCCCACGTAGTTCGTTATCATACGTGCGGTAGTCGCGAGTTAGCTGACGAAGTTTAGATATCTGATCCTGCATTTTTACTGATATTTATTTGTCCAGAACATAATCCGTTTTGAAGATAAGGATGTCATTCAGTGAGAATGAAATTGAAAATTTGAGAAGTGTCTACAATAAAGAACATTCATCAGAGCAACCAATTCCAAAGGGCGATGTATCAAAGGTATGGAATGAACTGAAGAAACGATTTCATTCTCACTGTAGAACTGGAACTGCTGAGTGTATTATAACTTCAATGTTATCAAAACCGCAAGCTCCAAATTCATGGGTAACAAATCCTGAACAATGGCTATCTTCAGATGAAATTGAAGATTTGGAAAAACAATATATGAAATTGTTTTCCAATTATTTATTTGTGGGTGCATTTCCAATTGATTTTGATAAACGAAGCAAAACAGGACAATGTCTAGTCAGTTCTCTATGTTCAATGGATATTAATACGCTTTATAAGCAAGGTAAAACTCAAATTGGTATTATTTTTAACACCGACGTAAGCACAGGTCCTGGTCAGCACTGGATAGCCTTATTTTGCGACATTCGTCCCGAATTAGAGTTTCCTAGAATTACTTTTTTCGATTCATATGCAGAGAAGCCTGAAAAGCAGATACAAATTTTAATGAAACGATGGAAAGAACAGTGGGATGCAACAAAAGTACACTCAAAGCCAATGGTCATGAGTTATAATAAATTACGTCATCAATACCAGGATTCTGAATGTGGAATGTATTGTTTATACTTTCATTACTGTTGTTTGCTTAATATTCCAATGAATGAACAAATCCCAGATGATGTTGTAAGAGGGTTACGCGGAATGTTATTTCGTGTTGGAAGTAAATAATGGAGGCGCCGTCATACTTGGATACATTAAAAACATACATTCCTGAAGGGTCTACGTGGGTCTATGTACTAATGGCTATTCTTGGTGTTGTAATTGTATGGGCTATTTCAACGTCTGTTTATCACACAGTTACACCTTCAGGTACTCAAGCTAAGATAACAGCAAACTCTACATTTAGTGCCTATGAAAAGGTAACAAAATTAGCTCCGTTGGGTTGTCCAACTACGCCTATAAATATGCGATTATGCGATTACTACGCAGCATCTTCATCCTATTCGTTATATCCTGGAGCTAAGGTATATGATTATGTATCAGACTCTATTTTGCCTCTTGTTATTAAGGCTGGTCCTCGTCTTGTTGAATTAGATATTTATGATGATGGAAATGGTAAAGCAGTTGTAGGACTTAAAAATCAAAAACTAGGAACAGATTACGCATATAATACAGTGCCATTCGAAGCCTGCTGTGTTTCAATTGCAAATAATGCGTTTAACAGTGTCAGCTGTCCGGTTTCTTCTGATCCTTTTATGCTAAGTTTAGTTTTTCATACAAATAAAACAACTACAATCAATGCCTGTGCTGAAATTTTAAAAACGACATGTCGCACACACATGTTAGATAGCACATACAGTTACCAGCGTAAGAACTTAGCCGTTGAACCTATTTGCAATCTTCAGCGTAAGATGATCATTGTAAGCGGCGGTATTATGAAAGGAACGTTAATGGAAGAATTGGTAAATCTTTCGTGGTCAACATCTCATTTACGTCGTTTAACATACATGGAAGCCGCACAGACATATGATCACGAAGAGCTTATCAAGCACAATCGTAATTCAATTACGATGGTTGTCCCGGACATTGGCTCGGATTTAACAAACTATAATCCACAAATATTATTCACATATGGTTGCCAATGGATCATGATGAATTATGGTTCGGTTGATAGTATGATGGAACTATACATCGGTGAATTCCAGGAAAATAGCTTAGTCCTCAAGCCCGAAGCATTACGCGAACTTGTTCCTAAGAAATACAAAACACCCGTTCAGCCAGACCCCGCGGTATCTTTCCAGCCTATGCAGAAAATTTCACCAATCTACAACGTGATTGTATAAAAAGTCTTTCATACAATACAAAATGGCAAACAAGTGGCTCGCTCACGTAAAGAAGACGATGCGTACCATGAAGTCAAAGGGTAGCTACAAGAAGGGTGACGGCCTCAAGAAGGTGATTCTAGAGGCCAAGAAGACGTACAAGAAGCTTGGTCGCCGAGGTGGTGGTGATGAGGAGCCTGAGCCCGAAGAAGATCCGGCTGTGCCGGGTGGCGGCAAGCGTCGCCGCACGCGCCGTCGTCGCCACCATTAAAAAATTCAGTATGACTAACATATAAAGACAAATGGGCGGTGGTTTATTACAACTCGTTGCCTGTGGCGCCCAAGACGCATACCTCAGTGGCAATCCGCAAATTACGTTCTGGAAGGGTCTCTTTAAGCGTCATACCAATTTTGCCATGGAGCCGTTCCGAATCAACTTTACTGGTCAGCCTAGTTGGGGGACTAAGCAAAGCGCGATCATCGGTCGTCACGCCGACTTACTCTACTCAACGTATGTTGAAGTTGTCATGCCCGAAGGTGTAAATGTAAACAATGACGGGTATCGCCTTGGTTACAATCTTATCAAGTATGCGGAGCTTGACATCGGTGGGCAGCTAATTGATCGTCTCTATGGTGAGTGGCTCTTCCTCTGGGATTGTTTAACATCTGATGTCCAGACTGGTAAGAAATTGTTTGATATGGTAGGTGTAAGCAACAGCGAAACCTTTACAACTCCGACACTATCCAACTGCGCGAATGGTCGCGATAGCACGGGCATGGTTCTCTACATCCCGCTGTGTTTCTTTTTCACCAAGAACCCGGGCGCAGCTCTTCCTTTAATCGCCCTCCAGTATCACGAGGTAAAGATTAACATTCTCTGGAATGACGTTAAGTCTATCGCGGGTGATTTTACATCTATTGATGAAAACTTAAAGAAGGGCCCAATCCAAGCTGCCGTTTATATTGACTATATTTACCTAGACACTGAAGAGCGTCGTCGTATGGCTCAGCAGAGTCACGAGTATCTCATTGAACAGGTTCAGTTCAATGAAGATAAAGGCATCACATCTGTTCAGAATCGCATTGACCTGACATTTAACCACCCTGTAAAGGAGCTCGTTTGGGTGGTTCAGCCTGAGTATTATACCAATTGCTCTCTTGCTGCTCAGAAAGAACAGGTTCGTCTACAGCCTTTTACATACAATGATGAGGTAATCAAGGAGCAGTGGCTACAAATTAACGGACAGGATCGCTTAGATCGTCGCCCCGGTACGTATTACAACAAGGTCCAGCCTTACCAGCACCACACTGGATCCTTTAGCGTAGTAAAGGGTGGCTTCGCTGATTACGAAAAGCAGCGTCAGCCCGGTGCCTACATGTATTCATTCGCACTCCGCCCCGAAGAGCACCAGCCGAGCGGCACGTGCAATTTCTCACGTATCGATACGGCTACGATCGTAATGAGTGTCAATGGTCAATGGTGGGATGTTCACGATGAAGAGAGTGTAGTGCCCGTGACGATTGGTGAAGATGACGCCTGGAATGTCCGTGTCTACGCCGTCAACTACAACATCCTCCGTATCATGAGCGGCATGGCCGGCCTAGCATACAGCAACTAGTAATACCCTCCATATTTGAATTTAATTTTTTAAAACACATATACGACAGCGCTTACTACGCTATCATATTTGGGTTGATCTATGCTATACTAGAATAAAGTATGGTACATTAAAATAAAAATGTATTCTAAAACCTTCCTTGGCTTTGTTATTTTTTGCATAATTGGAACAGGTGTCATTGTTTACATGACATCTAACAAGATTGACCATAATAACTATTGGTTATCGTCTGAAATCACCGGCGCATGGTTGACAGGATTAGGAATTGCTTGGGCCGTTTCTCTATTCCTCTATGACAGATATGGTGATGGAAACATGTTACTTGCTATTATATGGTTTAAGCCTTTATTCAGACTTATGTTTGACACACTTTACTTAATATTTATAATTGCGTCAAAGTAAGTTTACCATTCCATAAGAACATCCTCCATCTTGCATTGGCCTGTATCTTCATCCTGACCAACCGCAACATTTGCAGCTTTCAAATCTGAATCGAATACAGACATATCTTCTTCAGCTCCTTCGGGTAGCTTGGTTTCATCTACAAGGATATCTACAAATCCTGTACCACAAGGAGGTTTCTGACCGAACATAATGTTTGCAGACACACCCTTCATCTTATCAAAGTCAGCAGAGATAGCTGCATCGAATAGAATTTGCGATGTTTCCTCAAAGGATGACTTAGCAAGAACGCCATTATTGCTTTTCTTCATACCGAATCGATCCACTGTTACTAGGTAACCCGGATGAGTCATTACATCAATGAGTGTAATCATGTGGTGATAGTTTACGTATTCCGTTGTGAATACTTCCATAAATTCATGATAGAGTGCCAGACGCGCAGTCTCGATTCCGAATACATCAAGAATTTCATGAAGATCATTTGAGAAGGAACGAAGTGAATCTATACCATCGATTGTAGCAAGATCAAGCAAGTTGGTACCATCCACATCTAGAACAATCTGTTTCATCGGAACATATCCACCTACCTTCTCATCATAAATGAGTTCTTTGTTATTATCGCGGCGATAGACACGACCAATTCCTGCTACACCTGTAAGAACAGTATCAAGAAGTTTCTCTTCGATAAACCGAAGAGATAGAGAATTCTTTACAGTGTCAGGTAGGAATGCAATTCGCATAGCTAGTTTATCGGGAGAATTCGTATCCGTATATACACATTCAAAGACACGTAGAACTTTATTATTGTTTATCTTAGTTGCAATCATATTCATATCCATAACACCGCGTGCAGCCATCTGAGTGCGATCAAGTTCAAGACGAATAATCCAAGGAGAATTGCAACTTGATTGATTCGTAACCGAGAATTTTTGATATGTTTCTAGAAATTGACGATCTTCCTCAACTGAAGAATTCTTTGAAGATGGGTCAGGATCATAGTATATGCGAACAGACTTTGTAATATCACGGAGAGTGGTCTTCTGAATTTCCTTTGTCTTGTTAAACAGTGCATTCTCAGACATAGCAATTTCAGGACGAAGATAGATAACATTAGAAGGATTTTTAGGATTATGAGATACGGACAGAAGCTCAACAATTCGCGGAACACCTTGCGTAGCATTTGCTTTAGCAGTTCCAGCTGAGTGGAAGGTGTTCAGTGTAAGCTGGGTGGTAGGCTCTCCAATCGACTGAGCAGCTAACGTTCCAACCATTTCACCCGCATGAACCTTTCCTTTCATGTACTTAAATCGAATGTCTTTGAGAACCTCATCAAACATAGACTGTGTAAGACGCATTACAATGATAGACTTCTTAGGAGCAAGGTAGTAACGTAGTAGAATGTGGAATAGGTAATTGGGTTTGATCATTGGCTCTTCAGTTAGCTTTTTGAGCTCAGTGACAACATACGTAGGAGTCAAATCAGTCTTTACTGCATATGGATTTGAGTACTTTGAAAGTAGACGCTTTAGGTGAACCGGTGCAGATACATCTGTCTTTTTAATGTAACGGAATACATCACGAACAAGTACTTCGCGGTCCATAATAATTTGGTCCATCAAATCATCAATTTCCTCACCGGGATCTGTGCTCATAACAGCTCGGAAGTCATCAACAGAAGCTGCGAATTCTTTGTACAACTGTTCCATACTAGCGACTCCAAGTTCAATAGGTTGATTTTCAATTGCAATACTGTCGATTCCATCGCCTCCGTAAATAAACTGATAAATTGAGCCATTAATATTACGAACTGTTCCGTCATATTCAACGTGTAAGTCTTCCATCATTTTCACTAGCTTACGCTGGATATATCCTGAATCTGATGTCTTTACTGCAGTATCAATCAAACCCTCACGTCCACCCATAGCGTGAAAGAAGAACTCAGCGGGTCGTAGACCAGATATGAAGCTATTCTCTACAAATCCGCGCGATTCAATACCGTGATCATATCTTGCAAAGTGAGGAAGTGTGCGATCTTGTAGTGTATATTTGATACGCTGTCCAGCAACCATCTGTTGACCAAGAAGAGCCATCATTTGAGTAATATTCAAATTAGAACCTTTCGCCTTTGACTTTACCATTTCAACCATCCGGTTATTGCCTGGTAGACTGTTTTCAACCTTTTCTTCAATTTTTGAGTTAATTTCTTTCAGAGCATTCATGATTCTATTTTCAAGTTCAGCGCCATTTGAACGACCTGTGATATTAGTAAACGTACCCGCATGAACACTTGAAATAATATCCGCTACCTTTTGTTTGCCATCAGCAAGAGTCTTATTTACGAAATCGTACGTTTGTTCATTTGCAATTAGATCAGCAGCTCCTACTGAAAATCCAGAATACAAATTATATTTGGTCACAATACTCTGAATGTCGTTAATAAATTCTCCAGCACGCTGAGGACTGAAATCATTATAAAGAACATGAATGATACCATCCGATGCTTTTCCGAATGCATCCTTACCGAGAACACCCTTTATAAGGGTACCATTCTCAACCTTGATGCTACCATCAAAGTTCATTATAGGAAACGCATTGGTCATAATTTCATGACCCGTTAGAGGACTATTCTTACGCACATAGGACGCAAGAGGACGACGCATTCGTGCGAGTAGGTTCATAGCAACATATTCGGGGACACGAACGTTTGGCTGAGTAATGCGGTATGAACCAGTTAGTGTATCCTGAAAGATTTGAATGATAGGCGAATTAGTGCGAGGACTGATGATCTGACGAAGAACGCTAGCAAGGTATTTAAGCTCCATAGCCGCAGGAATAGATTGAGGAACGTGCATGTTCATTTCATCGCCATCGAAATCTGCATTGTAAGGACGTGTAGCTGAAACGTTCAAGCGAAATGTAGAATAAGGTAGAACGCGAATACGGTGGCACTCCATAGAAGCCTTGTGTAGTGAGGGCTGACGATTGAAAAGTACAACATCCCCGTCAATTAGATGACGGCTTACCGTGTCGCCATTTTTCAAATCTAGAAGAGACGTGTTCATGTACTTGAGATGAACAGT